GTATTCGTAAACTTTGTAAAACAAGATACGACAAATCTTACTCTTACAACTTCTACTAGAATTACACTAGGTGGAACGCTTGTTAGCTCAGACATTGTTGAGATACATTATCTTGGAAAAGCAGTGAATACTCAAACGCCAGCTACTGGAACAGTTACTAATGATATGTTAGCTGGTAGCATAGCAAACTCTAAACTTGCTAACTCTAGCATAACATTAAATGGCTCTGCAGTTTCTTTAGGTGGCTCGGCTAGTGTAGGTATATCAAATTACTTTTTTGCTTGGGATTCAGATACAGGCGGAACAAGTGGAAATATTGTTTTAGACCAAACAGAAATAAATTCAGGAAGTAATTATAATACTTCAACAGGGTTATATACTGCACCATCAGCTGGTGATTACTTTTTTATGGTAAATTTTAGAAGAGGAGGTACTGGTGCTGGAGATTTATATTTTAGAAAAAATGGTAGTAATGTAACTTCATCATATTATAGACATTCAGACACATCAAATACAGCAGCTACTTTTTCTATAATATTAACATTGGCTTCAAGTGATACTATGGGTTTTTATTCTGCTAATAATGTAAATCCCTCTCATTGTAAATTTTTAGGGTGGAAACTAACATGATGTATGCACAAGCAATTTCAGAATTATTAGAAGAAAAAAATATTAAAGAAAGATTTTTTATTAAAAATGATGATTTAGATAATATTAATTGGTCTGAAAATAACAAAGCAAATATTACAAAAGAAGAAATCATAACGAAGTCTAATGAGCTTCAAGATATTGAAGATGCTTTACCAAAAAATATAAAAAAATCTTCTGCTAAAACTAAATTATTAGAATTAGGTTTTGATGAAGAAGAAATTAAAATTATTGTAGGAGAACTATAAATGCCTTTTACTAAATTATTACCTACTTCTATTGACCTAGCACAAAACTTTACCTTTACTGGTAGTGTTAGTGGAGCTGGTAAAATTTTACAAATAAAACACGCATCTACGAGTACAGAAGTATCTTCTACTTCAAGCTCATATGCAGATACAGGGTTATCATGTACTATTACACCAACTTCAGCATCAAACACTTTGCTTGTTGAAATAATACAAAATGGCTGTGGTGTTTCTGGAAGTGAATTTGCAGGTTTAGCATTAAAATTATTGAGAGATAGCACAAGTATTGTTGACCCTTTTTCAGCGAATGTAGGTTATAGACACCCAGACACTCATCAAAATAGAATTGGAGCTACGGGATTTGTTTACAAAGACACTACCTATAATTCTACTTCGGCAATAACTTATAAAACACAATTAAAAGCAGATAGTGGTTATGGAACTGTGTTTACACAAGTTAACTCTAGCCATCATTCATCAATGGTAATTATGGAGGTAGCTTCAGCATGATTGATACTATTAAAGTTATAGACGCAATTAAAGTTATAAATCCAAATGCAAGTGTTGTTGTCTATGGAGATACAGACTCAGTTTTAACTTGTACTATTCTTTGGCACGATGGAACTGAAGAAATATCAAGAGAAGATATTAAACAGGAAATGGATAAATTATGAGTTACTTAGGTAGAGGTTTAGAACAAGTAGATAATATATCTAAATTAGATAACATTACTTTTAATGGTGGAACTTCTTACGCTCTAACAAAAGACAGTTCAGCGTTTACTCCCATATCAAGCAACGCAATATTAATTTCTGTTTCTGGGGTAATTCAGCAAGGTAATTTTTCAGTAGATGGAACTAACATAGTATTTAATAGTGCTGTTGCTAGTTCAGAGACTTGTGATTTTATAATGCACTATGGTCAAGGAGTTGCTTTTACTCCTGCTGATAATTCTATTACAAAAGATAAAACTAATTTTATTTCTAATAGTTCTAGTTCAGGTATTACATCTAAAGGTGATGGTGGCTCAGTTGATGGGTCAATCGCGCTTAATTGTAGTCAGAATAGCCATCATACGCGTATTTCCAGTAGCCCACACAGTGCATATTCAGGTAACTTAAATTTTGTTTTACCTAGTTCGCATGGAACTAATGGTCAATTCTTACAAACAAATGGAAGTGGTGTTTTAAGTTTTGCTGATGCAAGTGGCACTCATGTTTTATTAGACGATACTTATATTTCTAGTAACACAGGAAGTGTAAATTACACA